ATAGAATACTGACACTCCACACAATTATCTACATCCATAAAATGATTGCAGCTATAATTGTCTGGTATTGTATTTTTTATTTTACTCATCTTCCCCCTCTATTAAAATTTAATTTCAATTGGATTAAATGTTAAATCATTAATATCCATATCATCTTTATCCATACCATCCTCTAACTCTGATATAGTTATTAATACATTTTTATTTAATATTTTACATATACGATTTTCAAGTTCATTAGCCATTTCTTCAAAGTCATAATGCTTTTCGCCTGTTTCTTCATCTTCGTAAAAATACACAGGCATTGGTATTTCTTGTATATTTCTTTTTGAAATATATTCTTCGTAAGCTTCTTTTATTTTATCTTTTTTCATTAGAACTCCTCTCTTTTAAAAACTTTATATACAATTGATTGTTATCTTGTGGATTTTTTAAAACTCTTAATAGTGATTCAGCATCAAACTTTTTAACATTAACAAGCCACACTAAAAAGTCAAAACTGCTTTCATTAACATTAATATCAAGCTCCTTATAATTATACATCTCTTCCTCAACTATAAGCTGCATTTCACTATATTCTGGATCATTCATGTAATCTATCATTTACTTATCCCCCTCAAGACAATCATAACACATTCTTTCTTCTGTGTCCATCATATCTTGACTAAACTTGTGATTACAACATATACATGTGAATTTCATTTATTTACCTTTCTTCTTTACTTTTTTATATTTCCCAGTAATGTTTTTGTTTTGCATTTGGAAACAATTTAATTACTGCTACATTCAAAATCTTTGCTAATTTTTTTATGATCTCCTGGCTTGGTTTTCTTCTACCATTTATTATATGAGATAATAAACCCTCTGTAATACCAAGCCTATCACATATTGCTTTTTGTTTTAGTCCTGAATCTTTTATAACTTCTTTTATATTGTTCATAATTTCCTCTTTTAATAATATACAATTTAGTTATAATAATTTATATAAGCAACAAAATAATTTACAATAAATAAATTAAAAGAATATTTGGATAGAAGTATAATATTGTTTATAATATAGTCCTGGTTTTTTTTGGTTAAATACTTTTTGGAATCAGGAATATAAAAAGCACTACACAAAAAGGGGATAATCCTAGTATATAGTGCGAAGTAGATTAAACAGGTAAAATACTTTCTAGGGCTGATATGGATTTCGGTAAAATAGTTACTCATATTATAATTTCCATAGATTATAATTGCAAAAAGGCTCTATAATGAGGATAATAAGCAGATCTAACCTCTGGAATATACTAGGGGATAGATTCTGCTATAGGATATAATAAGGATAATATAATTAGTTAATCATTAATAACTACTAAATTATACTTATCTATTTCTTTAAATCTTTCTTCATCTGTTTAAACCATTCAACATCTATAATTTCATTTTATACCTTTCTTTTTTTGTTTTAAATAATCTATTCATTATAAACACCCCCATCAGCTTCCCATCTATGAAGAATCTTACCATTATCTAACTTTTTCCATTCACCTAACTGATAAGAATTGTCAACCAACCATTCATCAGTAGCATCTTCATTAGCATTAATTCTTAAAAAAGATATAAGTTCTTTCTCTGTTTTAAATATTCTATTCATTAGTTATTATCTCCTTTTTCTTTCTCTAATTTCTCAACCAACATCACTTTCATGTTATAAGTAAGATTTTCTGGTATTTGCCCAAAATACATGCAAATATAATCGATTTCACTTTTTGTATAATAATCTTCTATTTTCATAAAACCCCCTTTTTAATAATAAATTGTTACTAGATCAACTAAAAATTATAATAATATTATAAATACATGTATAAATACAGCAAAAAATATAATTGCGAATATAAACAGCAATATAAAACCAAAAAATTGGATTTTTAGCTTAAAATCATGCATAAAAAAAACCCCCTTAATTAAATATTATGTTCAATAAATCTTTATGTATTAAATAATTTTCTGGTTCGCAAGTAATTAATTGTTTTGTGTCATGGTAACCAGTACGAACAAAAATAATACTATTTAATGTTTTTTTATTATAACCATTAATACAAGTTATTAAATTAACTTCTTCTGCTGTTGCTATGTTATTATCTATTATGAAATCAAAAATTAAATCTAATTCCATTTAAACCCCCTTTATTTTAAGTTATGTATTTTTACTAAGTTATTATTTTTATTATTTAAATAAATTAAATATGTATCTATTTTTAATACAAAGTATTTGCAGCCACAAAAACCTCCTTTAAATACTTTAAGATTAAGACCATATTTTTTATTTAACTTTTTTACAACCTCCATATTTAAAACCCCCCTTTATTTAATGTATTGGTATTACTATATCAACATTTTTGAATTTATCCGAACCACAAGCATGCCCTGCTAAAGTACAAGTATTGCAAACCCCAGGACATATAAAAATATTTTTACCTTTAAATTTTTGATGTATTTTTCTTTTATCATCATTATTTAATTTTGTTGTACTTATTTTTTTACCCTCAAAATTAAAAGATATGAATTTACCCCTGTAACATGGGTTATTTAAAATTACTTTATCTTGTTTTAAATAGTCATATCTAGAACCAGATGACAAATTAAATTTATAATTATCAGGAAAATCAAAGTCCATTAAAGTTAATTCTTTAATTAAGTGTAAACTTTTAGTATAACCATATGCTTTAATAAATGGATATTTTTTTAACAAATTAAACCATAAAACCATATTATTTAAGCTGCTAAAATCACCATCATTATAGAGTCTAAAATCTATATTTAAACCCTGTTTTAAATGTTTTTTGTAATACTGGTTCAAATGTTTATCAAGTTCAACTTCTATTAAATTAAAATAATTATCTTCTAGTATTTGATTTTGTAACCAACTTAAAGTAGCTTTTGGAAATCGCATACTATTTAAACTATAACAATAATTTTCTGTAACACAGGAACCAAACCCAGGACAATTAATTACTGGTATTGTTGAATAGTTCATAAATTTATGTTTATTATTTCCAGATTTAAACACAGGGAATTTAAGTTCATAATCTTCTGTAATTCTGTTATTAATATGATCAATAAAAAATATTTTAAATTGATTTAACATTGTATACCAGGATTGATTGCTGTCCCTTTTACAACCTTTTGAACCTTTAAAACCATGACCAGAACAATTACTGCAGCAGTTAGGTTTTTTACTTTTAAAATCAATCATTTTATTTAATGTATTTAAAGCCTGTTTGTTTTTATTGTCTTTAATTAGCTTACTTAAAATTAAAGCCTGTTTTTTTATTTCCATTGTAACCCCCTGTTAATTATGTAATTAATTTACAACAAGTAAATTTATCAAACAATAACTTATTTACAACTTGTATATTTAATCTTTTAAAAATTTTTTTCTTTTATCTGGTTTTATTTTGGTTCAATATCAAATTAAATTCAATGTATATTATTTACTATTAATTGTATATCTAGTTAATATGTATCTTATTTTATGTATATGAAGTTTAAAACAGGGCTTTTTTCGGCACTTTTTTAACATATGCAAGGTTTTTTATTCCAGGTTTTTTATATGGCTTAATATAGGGCATATAGGGGATAAAAAAATCAAGACCTCTTCAGATAGCATTCCACATAAAATGGTAAAATTAAGTTTCAAAAGGAAAATCCAAAGAAGTTTGAAATATAAGTTTAAAATAGTTATATTTAGATATGAGCAATTTAACTCAATTAAAGAAAAACCCAGCCAAAACTTTAGCAATCGAGCTTTTAGCTTTTAATCCTGAGTTGTCGCTCCAACAAATAGCAGATAAGGTTGGTGTTTCAAAGTCAGCTATAGTTAAGTGGAAAGCAACACCAGAGTTTATAGATGCTGTGTATGATCGGTACATGATGCACTTTGGATTGGAAGTCCCACAAGTGTTAGATTCTATGGTTAGAGAGGCTAAGGCTGGTAATGTACAAGCTGGTAGATTAGTATTAGAACATAGTGGAAAGTTGGTTAAAAATATAAATGTAACTATTGACTCACCTTTTGAAAAGTTCCTTAAAAATGTTCCTGATGCAGAAATAGTTGATGATGCAGAAATAATAGATGCTGCAGATGTTGTAGAGGTTTTTGAGGAGTTGCCAGAAAGAAAAATTGAGAATCAAAACGAAAGAACAAAGAAAGAAAAAGTTGCGACCAAGGATTTAATTAAAAAAGCAGAAAGAAATGCTAAACAAAAGAATTGGTATAAATGGAGGGTAAGGGCTAAGGCAGTAGGCATAGAGCCTTTAAAAGGTCGCAGACCAACACCAGCTCAAAGAAAAAATTGGGAAAAAAGTATAATTGAAGCAGAAAGATTAAGAGAGTCCGAATAAAGTAATATATTCAATATCTAAATCTTTACATATCTCATCATATACTTCTTCAGGAACTTGAAAAGCACTTTCACTAGGCATAGGCTCTACATTAATAGTATTTTTTTCAATAAAAGAGGTAACTTTTTTTAACATCTCATACATATCTTTTAATTCTTCATCTGACATAATAACTCCTTATATTGATTTAAATAATACTTTCTTTCCACCACTTGCTTTAATTTCTTTCTTTATTAATTCTAATGCTTTCTTAGATGATTCTTCTGACAATGTTGGTTTACTTTGCCATTTCCTAGCAGGAACTTTTCTCTTCTCACCAACAAAAAATACTTCATAACCATTTTGATGCTCCAAACCATATGCTTCATAATTTACATTATTCTTATTTGCTTTTATAGAATTATAAAGTTTACCTGTTGCTTTTAATGGCAAGTCACCAGATATATTATTTTCTTTTCTAATCCTTAGTGTAGATTTTTTTAACTCTGGCTCTAATCTATTGTCAATATTAGCCTTCCATTGTTTTGCTGTATCTTTTGCAGATAACTCTGAAACTGTTGGATTTATTTTTTTATCAAAGTTTTTTAATAACTTCTCTATATCAAAACTACTGGTTATTGTTATCTTCAACTTGTACTACCTCTTCTTGTGGGTTTACTTGTTCTTGATTGCTTGAAATAATTGCTTCTGCTTCTGATCTAGATAAATCATTATTATATTCCATTAATAAATCTGCTCTGTCTATCATAAAATGTTTTAATCTATGCTCATCAAGCATAATTTGATCTTGTACAGTTTTAGGATATTCAGGTTCTTTAAAATCAAGTTTAAGTTTTTCAGGTAAGTTGATATTATTATAAGCTGCTATTTCTTTTTCAACATGATAGAACATATGTTCATACATTCTCCAAAGCTCCAAATCATCTTGATAATCTTCAAATCTTTCTAAATCTTTTATCTTTAATGCTATACCACTAGGTGTTTCACCACCATCTTGAGCAAACTGAACATATAAGTGATTGTTTTGAGCAACTAAATCAACCTGGAATTTAATATTTTCAATAACTGATTGAATATTACCAGCAGGAGATACAATATCAAAAGTCGCACCCTCTGGCAAATCTATAATCTGGTCAGAACCTGCTCTTTCAATTCTTTTATCACTATCAACACCTGTCATATAAGGCTGTCCAAACATTTGAAACCTTAAACCAAGTTGCATTTCTGTCATAGCAATATTAACTTGCTCGTTGCAATCTACTATATCATTTGCCCCATCAACAAAAAATTCATCTATTTGTTCTTCTCTGTGAGTAAATACAAATGGTAAAATACCATATCCATGCTCATATTCTTCGACAATCTCACCATTTTCATCATACTGAGCATAAATCGACTCATCCCAATAGGCATATTCTAATTTTTCTGTATAAGAACCATCCTCTGGTTGCATTAGTAATGGATACATAATAGCAGTTGGTGTGAATGGATCAGCAAGATGTACATCAAAATAATAAACTGGTCTATAATCAAAGTAAGGCATACCATTTACTTCTTTATAAATAACTTGAGTTGCAACAGTACCAATTAAGCGAGTCATTCTTTCTACATGTTTCATTCTAGCATCTTTTTTAATTGTAAGCTCATCATATTGTGTATTTACATTTCTAGTCGCACCTACTGTATAGATTCTGCTCATTTTATTTATAAATCTTCTTGTAAAATTAGCATTATAACAAGGAATCTCTTTAAATGCAGAAGAATTAAAATATTCATCAATATATTGCTCTGTATTATTACCACCATAATAATCAAGCATTCTTCTAACCCAATTCCTTCTCATTTTTTGATTATATTGTTTGGCTTCTTTGACCGAGTTTTTAATTATTTCTTCTACTGTCATATTAATCATCTTGTCCTCACTTTAAATTGTCTGTTTTTTATTGGAAATTGATTTATAAAAAAATATCTTATCATATCACATCCATGATCGTGATAACCATCTTTTACAGGTTCAGGTTTTAAATCTGCACCTTCTTTAGGTTCTGGGTATCTATAATTCTCTAAATCCATCATAATACCTGTACATTTTTCGTCAACATGAAAAAATCTTTCATTTTGTGCATTTTCTATGAAACTTCTGACATGAGATATGCCTGAAGCTATACTTCTTGATATTTTATCCCTTTTTGTATAGATTTTTATACCTTTTTGTCTAAAAATCTCAATATCACCTAATCCTGACTGCCCTTGAGCTTGTTTTCCTGCAGGATCACCAAAATATTTATGAACATTGTATTTTTTTGCTAAAATCATATCAGCTAATGCATCTGTCTTAATATTTGTCTTATGAATTATCTCATCAATCATATTAATGTGCCAAAAACCACCAACTCTATATATTTGAAACCAACCTACTGCTGGCATTCTATATCCAAAGTCAATACTGCAAAAAGTATAAAAGTTTTTATTATATTTATACTTACCTACATCTAAATCTCTTTCAAATGGGTATACTCTGCCAGCAAATGAAGTAAATTTAGCTCCATACTCTTGTTCATACACCTCCGATGCCATATTTCTCTTTCTTTCAAGTAGAAATTGGTCTTTTTTGCCCTCAGGGAAGGCAAAATGATTATCCCACGAGGGAGCTTGATGGGATTCCCATAATTCATCATCTTTACCGAGGAGATATAAATCATAAACCCAATTAAAACCTTCTGGGGTTGTAATGAATATAGCCTTCCCTTTTCTATCGGACAATGTTGGAGATAGATACATGTCCCAAATTTTTCTTTTTACTTTAGCTGCTTCATCTATTATTAATAAATCTAATCCTTCACCAACTAAAGAATCTGGATTATCAGCAGATTTTGCTTCTACTGTTGTATTCCATTTAAATTTTATAATTCTTTCTTTTTCAGAAGCTCTTATAATATCATTGGAGTGTCCTACAACCATTTTCTGCCAAACCTCCCTAAACATTAGATCAGCTTTATCATATGATAATCCCACTAACCATATTCTTTTATTAGGTTGAGATGCATAAAAAGTTGCTTCCATAGCAGATGCTGTAGTTTTTCCAAATCTCCTTCCACAAACCATGACAAAAAACCGAGCTGTGCTTTTATCTGGAAAATGTAATTTTTTTTGACCATAATGTGGCTTATAGTCCATAAAATCAAACCACTTTTGTTTATATTCTTGTAATGAATTTTCCAAAATTTGCTTTATTCCCTGTAATTAATTTAAGTTATATAATGTGATTTTGCAAAAATTTGCAATTTACATATATTAATAATTAAAATGGAGGGCAGTATGTCCGAAGATAAAACAACAGCAGTAGAAGAAACAGTTAGTGAAGCTCCTGCTACAGAAACAACTCAAGATAGCTCTAATGAGGGGTTAATTGCAGAAAGCAAGAAGTATAGAAAAAGAGCTCAGGATGCAGAAGCTAAATTAATAGAATATCAAAAAAAGTTTCAAGAGCAAGAAGAAGCTAAGTTAAAAGAGAAAGAAGATTTTAAAACTCTTTATGAACAAGCTGCTTCTAAGATAGAAAGTTTAACTAGTAATGCTGAAAAGTGGAATAGATATGAGGAAACTAGAAGAGCTAAATATCTTGAATCACATCCTGAAGAAGATAGAGAATCTTTATCTAAATTAGATTTAGAAACTCTTGAGTATATTACTAATAAAATTACAAGTGCAAAACCAAATGCACCAGAAGTTGTTGGTAAGGCAAGAGAAGGTGTGATTAAAAAACCTTTATCTGAAATGACCGATGCTGAAAAGGCTGCAAATTGGCAGAGCATTTTAAAAGGCTATAAAAAATAGCTAGAAAGCGAGAAATAAACAATGGCAAATATAAGTGATCCATTAGATATTAATATGTTGCAGGGTGGTGCTTCTGCTGCTGCAGCTAATTCTGTAGGTCAAGAGTTTGTACCTGAGGTTTGGGGACAAGCAATTCTTGATAAATTCAGAACAAACACAGTAATGTTACCTTTAGCAAATGATTTATCATCTGAAGCAAATGGTACTGATAAAATACATCTACCACATATTGGTGTTACACCACTTGGAGATGTTTCTCAAGGTACTCCAATAGCATCTGATATTGATTCAGGTGGTTCTATGGTAGCAACTGAAACTGCATTAAACATTGACCAGCATAAAGTAACATCTTTATGGATACCTGATGCTTTAAAAGCTCAATCATCATACAATTTATTCAATATGTATTCTGATCAATTAGCTTATGCAATAGGTAGAGGTGTGGATAATTACTTAATGTATAAAATTGCAGATAACTTAAGTACTGCTCATGGTTCAGCAAGTGGTGCTACTCAAGATACTGTTGATATGATTGAAGTTGGAGATGCTTTAGCATCATCTAATATTGATGATATATTCAAAGCAGTAATACTTGAAACAGGAAGCACAGAGGGATGGACAATGGTTTTAAGTCCTACTTTATATGCTTCTTTAGCAGCTTTAGATTCAGGTGCAGGATTTGTTAGAGGTACAGCTTCTCCATTAGGTTCAGGTTTTGCTTCAACAGGTGTTGCAGGAAACATTTTAGGTATGAATGTTGTGGTTTCACAATCTCCATACTTAGATGTTGGTTCTGTATCTGCCGATGCTGACAAAGGTGTTACAGCTTGGGGTGGTTTTGATACTGATGGCAGTACAAATGATGACATATTAAGAGGTTTCTGTATGCATAGCTCAGCTCTTTATTATGCAGCAGCTCAATCTCCAAGAGTTCAACAGTCATATCAGCACACAGAATTATCTGACTTAATAACTGTAGATGCAATCTATGGTTGTGCAGTTAGAAATTCTAGTACTGCAGGTGATCGTAGAATTATTGGTTTAACTAAGAATGTCTAATTGAACTAATAATCAATCTAATAATAAAGGGGTGGCAACACCCCTTTATTTTATATAAAGGAATTTTATGGACATACTCAAAGAAATTAAAAAACATGAAGGTTTTAAATCTAAAGTTTATAAGTGTACAGAAGGATATGATACTATAGGTTATGGTTTTGCTATTAAAGATTTAGAAATGGATGAAGATGTAGCAGAACTTATATTGATGAAAAAAATTAAGAAATTATTAGAAAGAATTATTAAAACCTTTTCCTGGTTTAAAGATAGTCCAAAAGAAATACAATATGTTGTTACCAATATGTGTTATCAACTAGGTCTTAAAGGTTTTTCAAAATTTAAAAAAACAATATATTTACTTGAAACAGAACAATATGATGAGGCATCAGTAGAGATGCTAGATTCTTTATGGGCAAAGCAAACACCTAACAGAGCTAAAGAGTTAAGTGAGGTTGTTGCTTCTGTATCCTCAAATTAGGTTTTCTCTAAATTCTATACTAAATTATCATTAAAATAACTAGGGAATTATATGGCTTTGAAAGATAGGGGTGTAATCAAACGAGCAATAGTAACTCCTGATAAGCATTTTCCTCTACACGACTCCAAAGCAATTAATGTATTATGTAAAACTATCGAGATAGTTAAGCCTGATATATATGTTGATTTAGGGGATGTTGGAGAGTGGAGTGCTTTTTCAGCTTGGAAGTATAAAAGAAAGAAAGCTCCACCATTAGAATTTTTAATAGAAGATTTTGATAAAGATGTTAGAGATGTAAATGCAGGTATGGATATTATTGATGAATCTCTAGATAAAGTCAATTGTGAAGAAAGACATATAACTGAGGGAAATCACGATAATTGGTTAAATATGTCTGTAGAAAAATACCCTTATGTTCCCCAATACAAATTTAAAAATGCAGTAAAATTAAAGGAAAGAGGTTATAAATATCATCAGTTTGGAAAACATCTTAAAATTGGTAAATTATTTATGTATCATGGTCATCAATATGGTGGTCAATATCATACCTCTAACCATTTGAGGAAGTTGGGTTGCAATGTTATGTATGGTCATTGGCACGATTTACAGCAAATGTCTGCAACTCATATGGATGGTGCTAAATCAGCTTGGTCAATTGGATGTCTTAAAGATATGTCAGCAGAGGCAAATGATTGGTTGGATCATAGGAGAATTAACTGGGCACATGCATTTGCTATAGTAGATTTCTATGAAAAAGGATTATTTACAGTACATATTATACAAATTATAAATGGTAAAACTTCTTTATGGGGTGAGCTCATAAAGGGATAGTGTATGGAGATAAATGGAACAAAGTGTAATAGAGGGTTTGATTGGCGAATATGGCTGGATGGCTGCTGTTGCCTTTGTTTTTATACTTGGTAGAAATACCATTGAAACTGCAATTGAAGCACTTAAAGTTTTTGCAGGTGATGATTTAAATACAGATGATGTAATAATATTTGATGGTAGACCAGCAAGAGTAGTTAGGGTTGGTTTATGGAAAACAATATTATTTGTTTATGAAGTAGGTTGTGTTAATGGTAAACCTTTTGTCAAGGGTGGTAATAAGGTTGCTATTCAAAATGATAAGTTAAAAGATCATTTAATTGAAAAACCTTTGCCTATGCTTGATCTTAAAAAATGGGAAGAATGCGACAAGGAATGAAAAAGAATTTAAATGAATATAGAGGTGAGGTAATGACTCATCTTGAATATATAAAAGAAAAAGTAGATGCTAATTATAAACATTTAGAAAGAGTAAATGGTCGTCTTAATAAAGCAGAAAAAGATATAACATCTATGAAAACAGCAGGAATTACAATATATACTATAATTGGTATTATATTAACTTGGTTAGGAGTAAGTAAATGATACAAGGTTTAATAGCAAAGAAAGCAATAGACATAATTTTAAAAAAAATTATGGAAAAAAGAGAAGTAAAGAAACTTCGAAAGTATGTCGAAGAAGATAATGAACTAGATATACAAGTAAAACAAATGCAAAAAACAATTAACAAACAAGGTAAATATATTGAGGAGCTTGAAAAAAATGTTGCTATCTTAAAATCTGATAGTCATCCTCCTGCTTTTAGTAAAAAGAGTTACAATAAAATACTTAAAAGATTAAATAAAATAGAAAAGGAGTGTTCATGTTTGAAATAATAACTAGTAACTGGGAATGGTTTTTATTAGCCTTATATGTTTTAGAAAAAGGTATCAAGCTAAGTCCATCTAAAAAAGATGATTTAGTTTGGGATATGGTTTTAAAACCTATCGTAGATAAAATCAAAAAGTAATGCCTAGAAGGTCTTATAAGGGAATTACAAAAGAATATGAGCCTAGAAGAAAAAATCCAATATCTCTAGGCTCAGATTCTAATTTAGATAATGACTTTAAACCTTTAAAAATAGGTGGAGTATCAACAGGTTTAGAATTTTCATTAGATAAAATAAAATCTTCTGCTTCAGAGTTTGTTACACATAAAGAAAAAACAGAAGAATTAAGTGTTACAAAAATAAAAGGGAATCAAATCCCTTCTGTTACACAACCACAATTAATATTTCAAAACAAAAGTCCAGATAGTGAAGTTGCAGGTTTATGGTTTAATATTTACTCTGAAGGTACAGTTTTTATAAAAGCCTCTGATTCTTCAGGATCAAATACTGCTCTTATAATGAGTGTGGAGGATTTTCTTATCACAGCAGATGAAGGTGTACAAATATTTAATGATACAGGATTTCTTATGGGCATTGGTGGAACAGCCGAACTTGGCGAAACTCAAGATGTAAGAATATTTAATACTTCTAATAGTAATGATTTTTTTAAAGTTATAGTAGAAGATAATGGTGTAACAACAATAAGTACTACTGATGGTGCTACTAGTGGTACAACTGATGCAGGTCATATGAAGTTTGAGCCTGATGGAAGTTTTTTAATAAAAGAGGTATCAAGTGCAGGAGCAGATGTTGCAGGTTATGGTCAGCTTTGGGTAAAAAATGATACTCCTAATAATCTTTATTTTGTTAATGATGCTGGGAATGAAGTCCAAATAACAGATGGCTCATCTCTTGCTGGTGGTGGTGGAGGTGCTTCAGCATTAAATGATTTATCAGATGTTACTTATTCAAGTGGTGATTTAACAATATCAAGTTTAGATAAAATTATTACATCAGGAACTCTTACATTTGAAATTGGTGGCAGTACTGATTTTACACATACAAATGCTGATATAACAAATACCTTAACAAGAAGTACAGCAGCATCAAATATTAGAAATGGATTTGCAATAGATGCTAATTTAACAGGTAATGCACCAGCAAGTAATTTTCCTCAAACAAGAGGATTTTATGCAGATATAGATGATACTGGTAGTCATAATGCTTCATCTTTTCCATTTATATATGGATTAAAAGCTGACATAACAGGAAATTCAAGTGGAACATCTTATGCATATGGAGCAGAACTTATAACAACAGGATCTGACAATCAATTTGGAGTTTATGTTAAAACAGATAATTCTGCTACAGGTGGAGATATTTATATTGTTAATAGTGCTGATGTAAATGACTACTTTTCAATAAAAACAATAGCTGATGGAGCTACAACTTTAAAAACTGTAGATAATAATGCAACTGCAGCTCATTTAACATTAGATATTGATGGAGATATAATATTAGATGCAGCTTCAGGTAATATAACAGCAAAGGATAATGGTGGAAATTATACACCTTCTTCTGATTATCATGTTGCTACTAAAAAATATGTCGATGATAATGCTGGTGGAGGTGGTGGTACTGATACTTGGAATTGGCAACAATCTATGAGGTGGTATACTAGATATGGTTATTATTATTCCCCTAGTACAACTTATGGTGCAACATATTATAATTGGTCAAGTGGTTTTTTAAGTGCATTAACATCTTGGAATGATGCTTATAATCCTTGTATTGTTGTACCCAAAGATATGTCTATAAAATCATATCATTTGTATGGAAATTTTTCAGCAACAAATACTTATGTATTATGCATAAAAAAAGGAACACCTTCTTATGGTAGTGCTGGAAATACATCATTAAGCACATTAGGCTCAGAGCAGACATTAGTTGTTGGTACTTCTGCTATATATGTTAAAATGGAGGAAACAGGATTATCTGTATCTTTATCAGCAGGAGATATTATAATACCGACTTTAAGAAGAACAACAAACACAGGTAGTTCGGCTTATGCTTTTTTAGAAGGAGTTTTAAATATTGTAGGAGAGTATACATAATGGATAAGATAGATAAAACAACAGAAGATTATTTACTTTTAGAAACATTTAATGATGAAAATTCAAAAATTTTATTAATTGTAATAGATAAAATAAATGAAATAGTAGATTGGATTAATTCACAATAAAAAAGAGGGACATAAAATGGATATAGAAAAAGAGCTAAAAGAACAAGAAAAAACTTTAAAGTTAATAGAAGGTGCATACTATGAGTGTGTAGGCACTATTAAATATTTAAAGAAAAAATTAGAGAAATTAGAGAAAGAAGATGACAGTAAAGCTGAAAAGAACACAAAATGATAATATAGAAGAAATACAAGTAGAATGTGATAGCTTGTCAGATTTAGGTTGCTTTATAAATCTTGGCTTTACAGTTGTAGAAGATGATGATTAATATGTAAAAATGCAAATTAGTTTTATTTGTATTATATTATAGTATCTGCAACATCTAATATTTAAAGTTTTTAAAATTAAAGGACAAATATGGCAAGTTTTACAGGTAATAGTATAAAAAATGTCTATAAAGATATTCTTCATACTTCAAATTCTAATACAGGTATTGGATCAACTATAAAGCAGATAACTTGTGGTGATGGCGATACTACTGCATTGTTTTTATCAAACAGAAATGCAAAGATACAACCATCAACTGATACTACTACCAATACTGTTATTTATGATGCAGATGGAAATGCTTTATTAACTGTAGATTCTACTAATGATTTAGTAAAGGCAGGTATAGGTCAGCATAGTGTTAATACACAATATGCACATTTTGGTATTGGGAGTGGTGATTCGGTTTTTGCAGGAGCTTCTGCAAATAATCATTATGCAATACCATTCAATGGATATGCTAACCAGGCTTTAGTTACTATGGGTACAGGTACAGAACCTGCAACATCTCTAACTATATCTACAACAGCAGATGATACTACCTGTTGTTTATGGTATGTTATGGATAATATGACTATAGATAGAGTAGTTTGGTGGTCTGGAGCAGATGCTGCAACTGGTGATACTACAAGATGTCATTTAATGTCTTTTGATATAGATTCAGGTAATGGAAGTACAGGTGGTGACTTATCTAATGGAGTTGTTTTAGCAGATGGAGCAGATATAACAAATGCAGGATATGAACAATCATATTATCAACAAATGACAATACAATCTGCAAATGTTAATGCAAATAAAGCAATTATGTTTATGTTTAGATCAGATTCAGTAAATTCAGATTTTTCAATTAATGCAACAATTAAATATCATTTAAGGTAAAAGGAGTAAGGATGGCAACAGGTAATATAAATTTAAGTGTGTTAGATAATGTATTTTCGACATCAGAAACATATGAAAATGCAATGATTAAAGAGCAAGAGCTTGATAACTCAGATACTTTTGTAACTTTAGTAGAATTTAGCACATCAATAGCTTCTGGTAAATTAAAAAATGCAAAAGCATTATGTATATACAATGAAAGTAATGTGTGTGCTGAAATTCGATATCTTTACAATGAATTTAAAGATAATTCAAATACAGATGAAAGAAATGCTGTTGACTTAGGTGGTGGTGCTACAGGTTTAAGATATAGAACAGAATTATTACCAGCAGGTAAGTTTAAATTTCTTCCTAATCATAGAGTGGTGGGTTATAATGCTGAAAATTCAGCAGCTAATGCTACATCTGTTAGCAATGTTGCTCCTGATTCTAATGAATATGTTGTTATAGATTCTAGTGGTGCTAATGAAGCAATTGATGCTAGTGAAACAGGAATAGATGTCGATGAATTAGCTTTTTATAATAGAGGAGATTTGATTAGAATAGATGATGAGATTATGGAAGTCACCTCTTTGAGTGCAACATTTGGAACTGGAACTTTAACTGTTATAAGGGGAACTCATGGTTCTACTGCTGCTTCACATGATATAACTGATGATATAAGATTACCATTTTTTAATGCTTATAATAATTTTAATAGATATACTGTTGCTCAAACAAATAAAAATGGAAAATTTAAAGCTATGAACTTTTTTGGTTATGGTAGAACTGCCGATTTAAATGTTGATGGGATAGTTCCTGGTTCTGTTGCTTTTAAATTTTATACACAAGCATATCAAGAAGTTGGTTTATCAGGTATAACTGCTAATACAAATTCAGGTTTGGCTGCTTCTACTACTTACTATTTTAAAATAGCAATTGATGGAGGTAGTGCTTTTGAAGTTGCATTTACAACTGACTCTTCTAATGTTAATTTTGGTGGTAAAAATGGTATTATAAATAAAATACAAGACATTTTTGATGCACAATATTATACTGAAGGTAATTTATTTGAAAAGAGAGTAACAGTTTCTATTGTAGATGGGGATTTAAGATTTACATCAGGTTCAAGATTGTCAACATCTGCTGTATCTTTAACTGCTGGAACAAGTGGTAGTGCTAATGTAGATGAGCTTTTTGATGGAACAAATCAAATAGGAAGATTTCCTGCAGTAGTTGAATCTGCTGTTGCATCAAGATTAGAAGAAGATACAATCTTTGATAGGATTTCTCATGTAGAAAAACCAAATAAATCTATTTTTATGTATGATGATGGAAATGGAAATTTATTAGGTGCAGGACAAGGTAGTATATCATATGAAACTGGTGCAATAGATTTTACATCATTTCCAAATGCAGAGTTTGTAGTATCTGCAACTTATTTATCTGCCCATAGTGGTGCAGCAACAGTAGCTTCTTCGGCTTCAACAAATAGTTTATTAAGTGTAGCAGGAAGAAGTACAAATGCAAAATTAAATTCAAAAGTAAAAATTATAGTATTAGATTAAGGAGTAAAAAATATGGCTTATGGAAAAATATCTTATGGTAAAAAAAGTAAACCAAAAAGAAAAATGAAAAAAAGAAAAATGACCAAAAGAAGAAAAAGATGAAATGGCTAAGTATAAAGGAAAATCAGTTAGATTAAACAAACCATCAAGAATTACTAAAGGTCAGCCAGGGTATGGTCGTAAAAAATTTAAAGTATATGTAAAATCAGGAAGCAAAGTTAAGAAAGTAATGTTTGGCGATCCTAATATGAGGATTAAAAAATCTAGTCCTGCTAGAAGAAAGTCATTCAGAGCTAGACACAGATGTTCTACAGCAACAAATAAAACAACAGCAAGATATTGGTCTTGCAAAAAATGGTAAATTATGGCTAGAAAAAAGAAAAGAAAAAGTACAGTAAACAAAGCAGGAAACTATACAAAGCCTACCATGAGAAGAAGATTGTTTAATAAAATAAAAGCAGGTTCAAAAGGTGGTAGACCTGGACAATGGTCTGCAAGAAAAGCTCAAATGTTAGCTAGACAATATAAAGCTAAAGGTGGAGGCTATAGATAATGGCTTTAAAAAAATCACAAAGGTCATTAAAGAAGTGGACATCTCAAAAATGGGACTATATAAGTAAAGGTGATAAAAAGAAACCAAAGAGTAAAAGAGGTAGATATTTACCTAAATCTGTTAGGGATTCTTTAACACCTGCTCAAAAGGCTTATGAGAATAGAAAGAAAAGAGCTGCTACCAAAAAAGGTAAACAAAGAGCTAAATACTCAAGAAAAGTTAGAAAAAAGATGAGAGGTAAATAATGGCTACAGCACCAACTTATTGCACACACAGAGAATTAAAAGATGTATTTCCACAAGTAGATTCATATGATAATAAAAGACCATTATATGGATGGACTGAAGTAACATCAAATAAATATGCTGCACATAATAGTGGTTTAACAACACAATTATTTGCTGATGGAGAAGATTTAGGTCCAGCTCAATCTGCACATACTGATTTAAATGTTGAAGGAGAATGGTTCTATAATTCTGCTGAAGATATAACCTATTATTATTCAGCAACTGATCCTAATGATAAATTAATGGAAGCAGGAGAAGAGTTTTCTGAATTAATTACAAGAATTACAGGTAATGCTAGTAGATACTTAGATTCTAAACTTGATCCTAACCTACCAAAAGAACAATTCAAAGATAAATCAGGTAATTATGATTATATAATAGTAAGAACAACTGCATTAATAGCAGCAGTATTTCTTATTAGAAGTCATGATCCTACATCAGAAGTTGCTACAGCACTTATGGAAGATGCTATGGGTAATATAGATGCATTAAATAAAGGAAGTGCAGCATTATCTTGGCAAACTACTGGGGATTCATCTAAAGGTGTTTTAAGAGATATAAAATACACATCAGGAAGTATTAGACCTGTAGATACTAGGGGAAGATGGTCAGGCTCTTGGGATTTAGTAAAGATTATAATAACTACAGGAGGAGCACTTGGTACTGCAAAGTATTCAGTATTTGTTAAAGATTCTGATAAATTAAAAAATGAAGAGGTAGTTACTAATGAAATTATATCAGGTGATTATCAGCCATTAGCAGGTGGATTACAAATAAGATTTGGTGCTGTAAATGCTACTGCTTCATCGGCAGCAGGTATATCAGCAAGTGAGGCTACAGTTAATGATGAATGGGAATGTGAAGTAGTAGGATATGCAGAAGAAGTAGACAATTCTGCTATAAATTCTGTTAAGATGACTAGAAGATAGGTGGATTTGGATAATTAGATAAATGGCAGTAAATTTCGTAAACAATTGGAAGAATATTTTAGACAAGATAGAATCTGTTCTAGAAAGTGAATTTAAAGGTACTTTGCCTGTTTATGTCGGCAATCCTATACCTAAAGGTGTAAATCAAGCAATTGAATTAATTCCAACAGGAAGTGTTTTATTAGATTATAATGCTACTTCAGAAACTAGAGAATTTTCTATCACTTTTAGATTTGTTTTTGCAGAAGTAAATTTAAGAGAAAATGTTTTAAAACATATACTAAGATATGTTATGAGAATAGAAGCACTTATACATGATAATATCTCTATGACATATGTAAATGAAAAGTCACAAAATGACAAGATTTTTAATTGTAGATTTGAATCAACAAATTTAGATGCAGTTGACGAACCAGGTATCTATGTTACAGAATGGGATTTTAAATGTCAACATTTAGGAAACATAAGCTAGGAGAATTATGAAAGTAAAACTTAAAAAGGGAGAGCACTTATCATCTATGGATAATTATTGCGATTTAAAATATGAAGATTGGTTAGCTCTTGAGCATGGTAAGACAATTGAACTTGATAAGATAAATAGATTTATTAAAGACAAAGTAGAAATAGTGGGTTCTGAAAAGTCGATTAAGAAACCCAAGACAAAGGAGGAAAACTAAATGGCTAATGCAGTATTTTCACCCAAAGATTTTAAGGCTTGGGTAGTAGAAGAGGCTACAACAGGAACAGCACCATCATTAACTTCTGGTTTATATCAATTAGATGTGGATTCAATATCTTTCCCATCTTTAAATGTAAATCAAGTTGCTTCTGTTAGGTCGCAAACAGGAAGAGTGGCACACATAAATGATTTTTTTCAAGATAATGATATGAGAGCTGTTGAAGTTTCTTTATCAGGAACTTGGCATAAAGATGGTGGTCATGTAATGTTATTACAAAGTGCTTGTGGTAATGATTTAACACCTGATAGTGTTGCAGATGTAGTTGTGGGCGAAACACAAACAACTAAAGCAGGTAAGTATGGAGTAACAGAAGCTAATAAAACATTCACATTAGCTTTAGCCTCTCCTGATCAAACTGATGGACAAAATATTGTTATGAAAGGTTGCTTATGCACATCTTTTACAATAAATGCAGATATGGGAACAGATGGAGGTCAATATAAGTTTAGTGCTACAATAAGTTCTGGAGTAGTTCCTGATTTAACAGAAGGAAGTGCTTGTGCAGGTAATGCTTATAGTGCAGACCATGTTGATATGTCAGCTCTTGATGTAAGTGAGCTTAGAGTTGCAAGTAAAACTCCTATATTATCATCTTTTAGTGTAACAGTAGCTAGTCCTGCTGTTTATACAGGAGTTAATGAAGGTTTAGGATATGCATGTTATGGTAGAGGTGAGGAAATAGAGATTACAGGTAGTGCTACAGTTAAATTAGATAGTGCAACTATGGAATTACCAAGTGAATTTGATACTCAAACTGTTCATGATAATGCTGATTTACTTACTTTAAATCAAACCACAGATGAAGCAACTTCAATAAGAATACCATGTGGAGTAATGACTAATGTTGCTTACAATGAAGGCGACATAATGATGTTAGATGTTGAAGTTAAAGCATTAAATAATGGTTCTGACGATCCTATTACATTTGATTTAGCATAATAAAATAAGAGGGAGCTTATGGAAATAAAGTTAAAAAGTAAAAAATTACTTAAAGTTAAAAATATTAGTATAGACGAAAGGGATTCTTTACTAGATAGTGTTGAATATCAGTTTAATGATGATGGCACTTCAAGAGGTGTAAAGATGATGCATTCCACTATGACTAAATGGATTAGAACATGTATTGTAGATTCATCTGATGATTTTATTAAGAGTTTATCACTAGAAGATAAAACTAAAATTTTTACTGAATTACAAGGTATGTTTTTTAAGGGGGAAGAAAAAGCCTCCAAGTAGAACTTAATGTCTTAGGGCAAAGCTGTGGAGGCTGTCCTTATCATAAATTTCCCTACTATGCTATCCCACCTATACTAATAGATGGAAAAAGAGAATCTATTTATTTTAAAGATAAACAAGATGTCTGGAATATTGTAGATTTATTAATAGAGGAAGTATATGAAAGTAATAGAAAAGGTAAGGAGTTTGATGTTGCAAGGTCAATCAATGCTCAATTACCTTTTTTTTCATGTACCAACTTTTTTATTGATGATGAAATTCAAAAAGACATTCAAAGATATATCTATTGCAAGGATAATAATGTGCCTCCCTATGAGGGAGCATATGGTGATCAACCTGCTTTATGGGTTGAAACTTATTTTTTAATAAAATCAGCTTTTGCTAAAAAAGAAAAGTCAATGATTGACAAAACTAAAGAGAAGAAATAATGGCAACAGAAACATTAACCATAAATTTTAAAGCAAGTGGCGATAAAGCATTGATAGATGCCTTTAAGGGTATTGCTAATGCACAAAAAGTAGTAACTGCAGCAGCTAAAAAGAATGATAAAGCTACTAAAGCATTGGTGCATACAGTTAGGAATGCTAGTCCTGCTTACAGAAGATTAACAGCACAAATACAAGCAGCAGGAAAAACCTTTAAAGATATTGGAATTAGTAAGGAAATTGCTACAAAAGCAGCATTAGGCAATAGAGTTGCTATAGAAAAATTAAGAAATGCACATAAAAGAGCTACTGCTCAAACTAGGATACTTGGAGGTGCATTCTCTGTTCTTCGTTCTAAATTACTTATATTTAGCTTTGGTGCTGGTTTAGCAAGTAAAGCAATATTAGATCAAGTAAAGGCTTTTGGTATACAGCAAGATAGTGTTGAAAGGTTAGCTGTTGCATTTGGGCAAGATGGAGCAAGAGCATTAGATGATTATTCATCTGAACTTCAAAAAGTAACTACATTTGGTGATGAAGTGACTAATGTAGCTATGGCTACTATTGGTATGTATGGTGCAAGTGCAGAAGCTACTATGAAACTTACAAAAGGCACAATGGATTTAGCTACTGCATTAGGTATGGATTTAGTAGGTGCTTCTCAACTTGTTGCTAAAACTATAGGTAGTAGTACAAATGCATTATCAAGATATGGAATTACTATAGATGCTACTGCTTCTCAAGAAGAAAAAGCAGCTCAAGCTACAGCAGAATTAGAAAGAGTTTTTGGTGGTTTAGCAGAAGCAATGGCTAGAACAACTCAAGGTCAAATTACACAAGCACAAAATGCTTTAGGTGATTTACAAGAAGTTGTAGGTGGATTACTAGCACCTACAGTAGTATTTTTTGCAAAAGCATTAAAACTTATGGCAGAGGCTTTACAGAATCCAATTATACTTGGAGCATCAGTAACATTTGCAGCTATAGCGACATCAACAGCATTAGCAAGTGCAGGTGTTACAGGATTTACAGCAGTTACTAAACTTGCTACAATAGCACAAACTGCATTTAATGTTGTTGCAAATGCAAATCCTTATGTATTATTAGGTTCTGTTATGCTTGGTGTAGCTGCTGCTGTTGGAACTTATATGGTTGGAACAAGGGAACTTACAGCAGAGCAGAAAAAACAAATAGAAGCAACAGAAGCTGCAGCAAAAGCAGATGAAGAAGCAAAAAAAGCAGCAGAGGATTATGCAAAGTCACTTGAAGATGTTGAAAAAAGTTTAGAGAAAAAAATAGCATTATTAAAAGCTGGTACAGAGATTGAAAAGTTTGCTATTGAAAATGATATAAAACTAGCAGATGTCAATGAAGATTTGTTTAATGAGTATCAAGCCTTAAATGCTGAACTAGAAGAAGAGCAAAGGCTTCAGAAGTTACTTGCTAGTGCATATAATAGCACTTTACAGGCTAAAATATTAAGTTTAGAAGCCGATGTTCATGAATTGCAAATTAGAGAGCTAAATGGCGAATTAACAGAAAACCAAATAGCAGGTTTAAGAAAGTTAGAAAAAAATCTTTATAAACTTTATGATGCACAAAGAACTGTATCTGAAGGAAGTGAAGAATTAACATCTCTTACACAACAAGAAGTTGCATTATTTAATGAGTTTGCAGAGTTATTAACTAATGTTGCTGATCGTAGAATAGAATCATTGCAACAAGAATTTCAAGCTAGATTAGAAATATCTAATGCTACTATATCTCAAATAAATCAAGAAAAAGATGCAGAATTAGCAGCTATAGATGATATTTTTGGTAGAAGAGCTTCTACACATGCTAAAAGATTAGAATTAGAAAAAGAAACTATTGCAAAGCATAAAGAAAGAGTAGATGCTGAACTTGCAAATCAAGAAAAATTAAGAAAAGAAACTAATAAAGCATTAGTAAAACAATTTAGAATTAAGCAATCAGCAGATATAGCAGGTACAATTATAGCCACACAGAGAGCCTATATGGAAACATTAGGTAAAACAGGGTTTTTTGGTATTCCTTTAGCTAAAATAGTATTAGCACAAGGTGCATTAGCAGTTGCAGCTATAGCAGCTCAAAAACCACCTAAAATGGAACAAGGTGGACTTATTGGTGGAAGAAGGCATTCACAAGGTGGGACTATGATAGAAGCAGAGCAAGGTGAATTTATAGTAAATAGGAATGCAGTACAAACAGTAGGACTTGAAACATTAAACAGAATAAATCAAGGGCAATCTCAAAGAAGCATAAACATTTCTTTCCAAGGCAATGTAATGTCAAAAGATTTCTTAGAAGATGAAGCTATACCTCAAATAAAAGAAGCATTAAGAAGAGGTGGCGACATTGGAGTTAATTAATGATAGATTTATCCTCATATAAAGGATTTGAACTAGATATAAAATCTAGAACAGTATCGGCTTATCCTTTAATTATTATTGGCAAAGACACAGACAATCCTATCTATATATCAAGTGTAAAGGAAACATTAGCTGATAATGGAGTTCCTTTAAAATTTAAAGATTATAATTTAAAAATATCTAACATCAAAGAATCTCTCAATGTAAAAGCACATACAATAAAAATATCTAATGTAAGTGTTTCTTTAAGTAATCCTGGAGATATTAACTCAAAACTATCAGACACATTTATAAACTTAATAAATACTAATGTTGAGATTTATTATAAAACACAATCATGTAAAACATTGCAAGATTGCTTACCATTGTTCAAAGGTTTAGTTAGAAGATATGACCATAGTTTTAATACTATAGATTTGGTAATAGAAGATTTAACAGATAGTACTTTTCATAAAGATGTTCCTATAGCAAATCTTGGAACAAGAAAAGAATGTTTTAGCAAGAAGTATTTTAATAAATATATTCCTATGGTGTATGGAAGTGTGGATAAATCACCTATAATACCATATGTTGATAATGTAGGTGATCAAGGTCAATATTATCTTTCTTTAATTGCAGATGATGTTGAGGATGTGACTAAATCAGGAAGAAACCTATCTATATATGGATTTGGTGATTCTGAATTAAATCCAGAAGATAGAATACTTCCTACAGGAGCAACAAATGGATTAGAAACAAATCATCCATTATACATTTATAAAGGTGATTATTTTAAAGTTTTACAAAACTATGAAGATTCACTACATGATGTAGGTGTGATTGATGGTGTGGAGGCAGTTATATATAATGATCCTGAACAATATAGAATAGATTCTGGAAACAATTTTATAAGCATTAGAAAAAAATATGCAAGTGGATACTTTCAAAACCCACCTGCTGCGAATGAATTACAAGCATTTAAAGTCCATCATCCGAATCAGTTAGAAATTATGAGAACTGACTTAGAAGTTAATCCTGAAGGTATTGTAGGATTAGAAAGTAGTGTTATAAATATAGACACAAGTGTTTATAGACCAGAAGCATCTTTTGATAATAAAGATAAACCATCTTTATTTTTTGATGACATAGTATCTAATGAGTTTGATACTTATTCTGAAATACCATATAATGAGTTGAATTTGGAAGATATTGAAGAAGGGTTAGAAGAATTTGAGGTGAATGGTTTTGAAACTAGTAGAATAGACCATCATGGAGGCATATATTATCCAAATGATACTTCTCCTGCTGTTGATGGATTTAGAAGATGTAATTTTTTATGGACTATCGCTGGATGGATTATAAATAATGCACATATATTAAATTCTGTTGATGCATTAGAGTCGGTTAGATTTGTTTCTTTACCTTCAATACATGATATATCATCAAAATTACAAGATTATATTAATAATTTTTCTAATGGAATTTTAAGTGAAAATGGTCAAACCAATGTATTGTTAAACGATTCATCATTACCTATAGAAATAGTACCACAATATCAAGCAGATATGATGTTTGCAGGTTCTTGGGCAGAATCTAGTGGTATAAATACTGATTCAAGCGAATTTGTTAAATGTTATTTTAATGGGACTATGAGGTCTAACCCTCCTAGTACAGGAAATGATTGGCAGACAAATTCATATGATACAAATGAAGATGGAAGCATTTTAGGGGCACATATGTATTTACCTAATGGAGAAGGTGAAAATACTGAAATTTTTGAAGGATTTATAGATGTCACCCCTAATGGTGGTTATGATCCTTTTAATCAGGAATCTCCTTTTACAGAGCAGTATACTGGCACACCACAACAAGGATTAATACATAACTATTTTAATCCTGAAAATCCTAAAGACAATTTAAGAAGCAGGTCTTATGAAGCAAAATGGAGGCATTATAATACACATGATGGTTATGCTAGTGGTACAACATATACTCAGCAGATTCAATATACTAATAGGAAAATATTATCAGGTGGTTTTAGTGAAGGAACAACACCTGCTAAATTTCCAACAACAATATTTAAATTTAAATTAGATGAGAATCATCCTGGTAATATTCATGGATACACACATATTTATGTAGGACAATGGATTGAAGAAACAATGGGCACTTATCAATCTAATTTTATTAATACAGAAAATAATTTAAAAATCAAATGGATTAATTTGTGGAATGATAGCGATTATGATGTAGATTCTTTGTATAGTTCTATAGATGAATTTCCTGTATATACCCCAAAACAACAAATATTTAAAAATTATGCTACAAACAATACCAACTTAGGAACAAAATATATATGTGATTGGAATGGAATTTCATTAAATGAAACAACTTCAGGAGCTAATCAAGAATCTATAGTTTCAGATTATATTTATGGAGGTGGTAATTATGGGAGAGGATATGATGACCAAACAAGACAAAATTTTATTTGTGAAAGTTATATTGAAGGAGAGTTTGGTGCAAGTTGGTTTATATATTTAGATGATAATATAACTGCTGATAAAACTGGTACTGAACTTGCAGAAAACATAAATATAGGTGAACTAAATATAGGTTTTCAATCTTATAATGGCACTAAAGTTCCTAAAAAATGTTTAATTCCAATGAACCATATTGCAAATACTCAAAGTTTTTTAAGTGCAGATGGTTATGGTGTTTTTGGATTAAATACAGGTATTCCATCTTTATTTGGAGATAATAAAAGTAGTGAAACTATAATAGCAGGAGATAGCTTAACTGCTGAGAAAAGATTAAGTTTATTATTTCCTTTTTCTGACATATCTAGTACAGATGTTATAGAAAATGAAACAAATATGTATGTTTATGGAAAATTAAAATTATATATAGATGCAGACGATCAAAATGATAGCCTTATTGTTAATTCTCTTACAAGTTCCGATAATTTATTTGTACAAGCACTACCTGCAAGTGGAGAAAATGAATCAAGTATTAATTTTAATGTAGAAAATGTTGGTAATAGTAGTGTCAATCTTTTAAGTGTAAATGGTAGTGAAAATGATTTTATTTCAGGAAACGAAAGGTTATGGCAAACAATAAGTGGTGAAGAGCAAGAAGGTGTTGTTGAAGAAAATGAATATACTTCTATAAATGATTTTTTAATTTCAGAGTGGTCAAACCCTGATGATTTTAATGCAATTGCACTTAATTATAGGGTTTTTGGAACTGTAGGAGCACAGGCACAAATTTCTACAGATATTCATAGCTTTGGAATAGTTCAATTTTCTATTTTTGAAAAAGCATTAGATGGAAATCTTTATGCAGATGTTTTTGGAAGAGCTAATAACTCTGAAGATATAGTTGATAATAATTTAAAATACACATTTGATAATCCTACATCTGGAATCTCTTTTATAAAAAAACCATCAGATATTATATATCATTTTATAGAAAAAGAATTAGAACAAGTTGATGTAGTTAACAGAGATTCATGGCTTCAATCAAGGATTGATGATGTATTAAATGAAATGTCTTTTACTATAACTAATAAAATAAACTCAAAAAAACTTATAGAAGATATATGTAAAAACACATCTTTATATCCTAAGTTTTCTAATGATGGACAATTTTATTTCAAACAAATTAAAAAAACATATAACTCATCAGACATAACTATTAAACAAAATGATGTTATTTCATTTAATTTTACAAGAACACCTATAGAAGATGTGGTTACTATGGCTAATGTTAAGTATAAAAAAGATTATGAATCTAAATCTTTAACTAGACAAACAGGATTTTGTGATGCACATGATTTTTATGGCAATGGTGATAATGGTGCTATTTGCTTAAAAGAAAATAATACTCAAGTAAATGGATATGATTATAATAGTATGCAATTAACTAGAACTAGTAATATCTTAAATTTTGAATCTCATTATATAAGAAAATATAGTGAAGCACAAAAACTAAGAGATTACTTGTTAAAACTAAATTGCAATCAACACACAATTATTAAATGTACTCTTCCTATAAAATATATAAATTTAGAAGTAGGAGATATTGTTGAGTTTGACAAATTATATAATAACACAAAAGCATATGGTGAGGATTATACTAAAAATAATACAAGAAATAATCAAGAAATATATAAATATTTTATAGTCACATCTGTACAAAAGTCAATGAAAGGGATTGCAATAGAATGTTATCAGCTTCACAATTTAACTAGTAATTTTTTTCCTGGTTTAGGTAGTTTATCAAGAAGAAGTGAATTAGGAATATATGGAGCTATAGTTGAAGAAGGTGAGACAGAATTATTTGGAGAGCAATATGAATATACATTAATTCCAAATGGACATTTTACATTTGACGATATTGCTATTTTTGAAAATATAGTCGCAAATGATGTAAATTATATGACATCATATCAAAAAAGAAATGCTGATATAAATGGTAATGGTTCTATAGATCAATATGATTTAAATAATATTATAGCACTATTTACACCTATACTTATAGATGATGATGTGGACGAAGGTATATCAGAAAATATTACTTTAGGCGACATAACTGGAGATGGCATAGTTAATGTAACAGACATAATTGCATTAGTTAATTATATTATGGGATCTGGTGATTTAGAAATATCTCAGTTAATTGCAGCAGATTTAAACGAGGATAATATGACAAATGTTTCAGATATAGTAGCACTTACAAATCAAATTTTAGGACAGTAAATGTATATTAAATTAATAAAAGCATTAAGAAAAGCAACAAAAAGTAATTCAATAAGAAAAAATGTTACTTATAATGCTAATTTAAATATTCTAGATAATGAAATAGAACTAGAAATGAATGGTATTGTTTCAACAATGTTGATACAATTTCAAGGTGCAGTTTATTTTGAAAAACTTTTACCTGTAACCACCAGAGTTAGATATTCAAAAAACACATTACTTATAACTAATTTATTTAGAAATAAATTTGATAAAATTATCTTTAATTATTATGGTGATTTAAAAATAACACATTGTAGAATTATAAACTTTAATGGTGAATCTGTTATTCCAACTATAAATAATAGGCAGCAAGAATCTATTATAGATTCATCTAATACTGGATTTGAAGATGATACTTTAATTTTATATGATGATAATCAAAAAGACATTCAAACAAAGTCATCAAGAGGTGTTTCTGGTAATTATGTGACTCAAGAAGGTTTTGAAAGAATATCTAATAAAGCACAAACAAAAAAAAGAGCTAATGAAGCTAAAAGAGTATTGAAAAGAAGTATATCAAATTTATATAACAAAATAGCAGAAAATGCTAATTTAACTGCACCAAAATCAGAAGTTGCAAGACCAACAGGGACTACTATAAAAGCTCCACCCAAAGCACCAGCAAGAGCAGAAACTAGTGGTAGTGGTGTTGGCAGATCAGAAAGAAGGAAGGAAGGATATTAATGGCTTATCAAAAAGTAAAAACACCAAGGTTTTATATTGACTACTTATCTTATTGGAAGATGTTAGGGTTGATAGATGATATTACAATGTTACATAATGGGGAATTTGAAATTGATAACATTTTAGATTTAAACCCTACAGAAGTTTCAAAGTTTTCAGGAGTATCAGAAGAAAATGGATACACCATACAGATAACTCTTAATAAAGATTTATCATACAATGATTTATTTCCAACACATACAGATAATGGTTTTGTTGGTTTGTTAGGTCATAATATATCGACACCAGATAGTGGTGATTATGCTGTTAAAGTTGCATTTAGAAATATTACAGATGATGATGATACAGCTATAGGAGCTTTTTCAGTAAAAGAAATATCAAATCCTTCAATTTTAAACTCTGAAGTTCATGAATACAATGAGCATACACAAATAAACAAAAAAGGATGCAGTTTATATAAAGCAAAACCTAATGATTATACAGATGAAACTTTAACATTTAATACTATTTTATTAAAAATAAAAAAAATGGTTGCTAATGAAACTACAGGTGATATAGAACCTGCAGAAACACATGAGGGTAATTTTAATATAAATTCTTTTTGTATGGGGCACTATTATGATATGACTAATAATCCTGATTTAAATGTAAAGGTTACAACAGAGTTTGATGGTTTTGATGTTACAAATACATTAGGTGGTTCAACTATAACTAACATTAGGTATATGGGTGCTCCATATTGGTCTGATTATGATGGTAATGATTTAGAACCTTGGGCAGTTGGTGAAAGTTCTGGATACTCAAAAAGAAATGGAAGAAAATCTTGGCAGCTTAAATTCAGTTATGTAGATCAAAAAGATTTAATATCATCAAACTATATGTCTAATACTTATGCTGAAAACACATCTTCTTATGATTCTGGAGATATATTAACATCAGTAGATGGTGAAACTGAAGATACAGGGTTTTTTCACACAATAGATTCAGATGAATCTTTTTCATCAAGAGTTTTAAATCGTATTGGAAATGGTCAAAGATTTATATTTCAACCAAACAAAGATGAGAATAACCCATCTGACTTTTACATTGCAATGCTTGATCAGGACTCTGTTGTATTAGACCAGGTCGCTAATGGTGTTTATAATATTTCTTTGACAATAAAAGAGGTTTGGTAGTTACCATAAAGGATTATTCTTTATAGCTGCTCTTCTTTTTTTGTTGAATTTATTTACTTGCTTTGCTATACAAGGTCTACATTTTTTCATATAACCTGCATATGATGAGTATCTTACCCTATTTTCCTTAGTTATTTCAGTTTTACATATGTTGCATAGCCCATGGTCTTTTTCGCTTGTTTTTGCAGGGAATCTGCTTGTTTTTAAATACTTCATATTGTATTCCACCTAATTTTATAACATAATTTATTATCATATTTATGTGAATCATTTAGATTCATAGTTTCACATGAGGGTAATACATTTAATAAATCGTTATGTGTTGTTAGTTTTATCTCATTTCTTGCTTTAGAATAAAAACAATAATGTACTGGCATTATTTTATTCCAAAACTTATATGCATTAAAATCTTTTTCTTTTAATTTTACATTATTTACACATCCTTTAACCTCTACTAAACAAGTTATATTACCCATTATTATATAATCAGGTGTGCATCTAATAAGTTTATTAACCTTCCAAAATTTATTTCCAAAAGGATGATTATCAATTCCAAACTTGTAAAACATAATATCATTAGATTTACAGAAATCCTCAAACTTAGATTCTGCTTCATTACATTTTATTCTATCATTAAAACCTTCCTTATGATTTGGCATCTTTTTCTCTCGCTTTTTCAAATAGCCAATCTTCATATCTGATCAACATTAAAATCTCACCTCTATCTTGTTTAAATACTACAGCATCTACTTCATCTGATGGTATTAAATACTTCGGCAATGTTTTTCTTACTTTTGCTTGAATTTTATAATCATTTACAAGGCAATCAACCTCTGGATGCTCACCTAAAGCCATACCATTGCTGCCCCAGGCTCTTTTAGCATCTAAACCTCTGTCTTTAGCTTTATCAACTATTTCTCTTTCAAACCTATTGCCTTTTTGTTTACTTGGGTGTGACATTTGCTCTCCTCTTTTAGTTTCTTATTAAATCTTATAATTGCTTCTTTAGAATCTTTTATTATTTTTTTTATTTTTCTTTTTTTACATTCTTCACAAACCATTTAAAACTCCATGTAGTTTTCACCATCATAATTCAGGTCATATTCATAAAAATTTGATCCATCAACTTCTATTCCAAGAGATGTCCATCCTGGTCTTTCTTTTCTAGCAAATAATTCTATATATCCAGGGTGTGAAACTCTTTCTATATATTCATACATTTTAACAGGCTTCCTGGAATGTATTGTTTTAGGTTCTTCAATGATTGTTTTACCTTGCTGCCTTTTACCATCTTTGGTTTTATATGGTAAAGCATTTCCTTTTCTACCAAACAAACAATGCTCTGTGATACCCCTATAATATTGACCTAAACCTGCCCTATCTTTAAGCCAGGTAATAGTAGTTATATATTTATACCCCCAGGCATCCATAACTTTCAACCCATCTAACAAGAAATTATTAGTAACCCATAAATATAAATGAGAATCTTCATGCATAAATTCATTGATTCTTTTATTCATAGCCATTATATCTTTTGTAGGCATTAATTCGTAATGTTTATCAGCACCTCTCTTTATTTTACCACCACCAACTTCTTTCCATGGAGGATCAGCATATAATGTTCTAAATTTCATCTTTCATTATTCCATTTTTTTATTTTTCTTTTTTTACATTCTTCACAAATCATATATTTTCCTAACTATAGCTTCTATTACTGGCACACTAACTGCATTGCCTAATTGTTTGTATCTTTGGGTATCTGATTGTTCATCTGTCCAACCATCAGGAAATCCTTGCAGCCTTTCACATTCAATAGGTGTTAATCTTCTAATTTTAGTATTATCTGTATAATAAGGCTGCTGAGATTGACTAGTAGATATAGCACGAGATAATCCATTATTGCTTTCTAGAACCCTTTCTCTTGGCAACCAATTACCTTTTGGTTTATCAGATTCAGGTAAAATGCCATAAGTTTTAAAAGTAACATCATATAACCCTGTCTTAGCACCTCCTCCACCACCATCAGTTATAGTTTTAGACACTCCATTTGTATTATAAACTCTGTTTGCTTGATTATCTTTTCCAAGGTTTCCAATCTGCTTTAATACTTGTTTTGGCTGTTTATAATCAGTTGCACTTAAACAAAACATTATTCCATCTATAGAATGTATATCTCCTCTCTGACCACCTGTTCCAGAATGTCCAACAATATTTATTTCTTTAGAACCAGCTTTGATGTCATTTTTTCCGATAGGAAATACTTTTCTTCCACTTCTTCTTCCATTATATCTACCAAAGATAAAGATTCTTTCTCTATTTTGGGGGAGAAACCAGCGAGTATTAACCACTTGGCATTCAAGGGTATAATTAAGGTCGGCAAGAATTTTGTATATTGTAATAAATGTTCGCTTATTGTCATGGCTAAGTAAACCTTTAACATTTTCGAGTAATATACAGGGTATGGGTTTTCCATTTTTAATGTAATCTTCGAGAATCCTTGCGATTTCAAAAAAGAGAGTACCTCTGGTGTCTTCAAATCCTCGTCTTTTTCCTGCAATACTGAAAGCCTGACAAGGAAATCCTCCTGTGAGTAAATCGATTTTTTCTCCTTTAAGTTTTTTGTATGAAACACTTTCAATTGATCCAAGTTCTGTTGCATTTGGAAATCTCCTTTTATAAGTTTTGTTTGCATATTTATCTATATCAGAAAAATAATGTTTATTAATTTCAATACCTGTTTTTTCTACACCTAAACTAAAACCACCTATACCACTAAATAAATCTAAAATATTAATCTTCATCTAATACTCCTTCTTTTTTTTTCTTTCTCCAATTCTTTGATCCATAACATTCTCTGTAAACACAATCACCACAAACCTCTTTCATATGTTTTGGAATATATCCCTGGACATAGCTTAAAGGTTTATATTCATATGCATGTTGATACTTTGAATCACCACACATTTGACATTTAAATTGTGTTTTATATGTTGCTTTTTTTACTAAACTATACTTCGGCATTCATATCAATTAACCATGCTTCATATTTTTCTTCTGTAATATCAGAAAAATCATCAGAGCCACCAAGCTCTATATACCTTTCCAGGCAGCACTTAATCATTTTAGGTGTTATTATTACTTTAGAACCAAATAAACCAGATATATTCCCAATACCTCTGGTTAAATAATGGTGTATGGTTAGTTTATAGTTTTCAACGATGTTTTTTGTCGTTCTATCCATTTTGTCCTTTGATGAGTTGATAATTTTGCATTAGGGCAGGAAGAAAGGTAGACCTGCCCCTTTGCATGTGCACACATTTACCGAAAACTATAACTAAATTTCAGTTTTTGGTGTGTCTATTTTTTTTATTTCTTGCAATGTTTTAGCTGCAACATTGTATGTATCTGAACCATCTGAAATTAATAATTTAAGTCCAGTTTTTGCAACCTCTAATTTCTTTTTTAATAAAATTAGCTGAGTATGTAAAACATTGTTTTCGCTTTCTAATAATTGCTTATTCATTTCTTTGTCATTTTATTTTTTAAATCTACTAATAAATCGTTTACCCATTCCTGTGGAGCAGCCTCCTCTTCTGCTTGTTTAACATATAGCTTCCTTTTGGCAATTTGTTGATCTAATTTCTTATCCGACATATCAACAGGAAGCTGCCCCCCATTTTGCATGGCTTTTGCTAACCAATTATTTGAAAATCTTCTAAAATCTTTTTTAGCCTTATTTGTATTACTTAATAGCCAGGCTTTGCATTTCATTAATTCTTGTTTTATATCCACATTTGGATATGCTTCTTTCCAGGTATCAAGTAATGCTTGAGGAATGTTTGAGTAGAACTTATCTATACGAGTAGTGTAGGGATCAATTACTTTACCTTTGTAATTGACTTTAGAGTACTCCTCAAGCAAATACTTGAATACTTTGTGTCCATCAACATACTTTTCTTCACCATTGACACGAACCTGTATTTCAAAGAACATTGGCATTAAAATAAACCAAATCCTTTAATAAAAGTCCATACAATAAAACCCCAAATGTATGTAGATGTTATTAATTCAACATATTCCATTAGAATGGCATATCACCATCAAATTGAGGTGGTGTAGTTGAATTTTTATTAGTTTCTTGTTTTGGCTGCTTATCAGATATTTTAAAAGAATAGTTTTCTTTTTTATTATCTTTTGCAGGGTTATGCCAAATTGCAATATCTTTAGTTTTACCATCAATATTACATGTTCCTGTAAAGTCAGGATGTCTATCTTCTTTTTTATAATCGTTCTTAAAAAAAGAACCACTATTTGGTTTATGTTCGTATGCCATTTATATCTCCTTATTTTTTTTCTGGCTTCCAGTTTCTATCTTTTAAATAACCTTTATCATTTAGTTCAGCAACCATTGACCATGGATCACTAGGAGCTATGTACAAGTCCCTTGCTAATCCAAAATGAACTGCACATCTTTTAAATGCATCAGATACTTCTCCCTTTTGCTGCTCAACATTAGATTCGGTTCCACAATCAGTTTTGCTTATTGTATCTATTACTCCATCTTCTCTCAAAAACGATATAGTTATAGTACAAAACAAAATACCTTTTTCATCTCTAAAAAAAGTATTACTCCAATTTGCAACACCAACTATTTTATCTAGCTTATCCTGAACATACCTTGCATCAACATATGTAAGCATTCTTGCATATTTAGTGCCATTACTTTGGAAAGTACTTCCAGGTCTATATTTCTTTTCAGAATCTGGTGTTGGTAAGTTTAGTTTTTGTAACTCTTCTGCTTTAAGCATTGCTGCTCCTTTCTTTTATTTGATCAATTAACTTATCATGTCTTCTGATTATATCCATTACACATTCATATTCAACATATAAATTGCCTTTATTAATATGCAACTTAACATCAGTTTCTCTTATTTTCTTCATTTTTTAGCCTTTCTTTTTACTTTTTTATTATACCAATTCTCAAAACTTGGTGTAAACTTTTCTGGAAGGTGTGCAGTTTGCATAGAATACTGACACTCCACACAATTATCTACATCCATAAAATGATTGCAGCTATAATTATCTGGTATTGTATTTTTTATTTTACTCATCTTCTTCCTCCTCTATTGGATTAAATGTTAAATCATTAATATCCATATCATCTTTATCCATACCATCCTCTAACTCTGATATAGTTATTAATACATTTTTATTTAATATTTTACATATACGATTTTCAAGTTCATTAGCTATTTCTTCAAAATCATAATGTTTCTCATTTGTCTGCTCATCTTCCCAATGATATAGAGGTATTTTTATTTCTTTCATTACTTGTCCCTTTCTTTTAAAAACTTTACATACAATTGATTATTATCTTGTGGGTTTTTTAAAACTCTTAATAATGATTCAGCATCAAACTTTTTAACATTAACAAGCCACACTAAAAACTCAAAACTGCTCTCATTAACCTTAATATCAAGTTCCTTATAATTATACATCTCTTCTTCAACTATTAGCTGCATTTCACTATATTCTGGATCATTCATGTAATCTACCATTTACTTTTCCTCCTCAAGACAATCATAACACATTCTCTCTTCTGTGTCCATCATATCTT